GTGTAGTGACTGTCTTGGCTATCATAGCTAGAAAGAAAGGGATCATATGACAGCTTTCTTACTTGCTTGTACATTAAATGGTATTGTTAATGGTGGTATATACTTTCAGAGCGTGAACATGTGTATACATTACAAGAACATATTAGATAACCAAACATTTATGAAAGGCAATGAGCCACAAACATATGAGTGTATATGTAAACTCGTACCTTTTGTAGATACAGATAAAGTAAAGGTGTACTAATGACAGTTGAAACATTTTTAAAATGGAAAATATTACCAAGATTTATGATGTTAGCTTCAACAATAATGTCATGGAGATGTGCTGAATGGTTTATGGATTTAGATAATCCTACTGGAGCACAGTCAGCCTTTGTATCTGTGGTCATGGGTGTAATGACAGGTGTTTTTGGTATATGGATGGGTCACGAACATAAGGGGGACAAGTAATGTTAACTGCATTGATAGGGCCAGTAAGTAATTTACTTGGCAAGTTCATTGAAGACAAGGACATGAAGAATAAGTTGGCACATGAGGTGGCAACAATGGCAGAGAATCATGCACAAGAACTAGCTAAAGGTCAGCTTGAAATCAACAAAGCAGAGGCACAACACAAGTCTATTTTTGTTGCAGGATGGAGGCCTTTTATTGGTTGGACTTGTGGCATAGCTTTGTGTTGGCATTTTGTATTAGCACCAGTAACAATATTCTTGTGTGCATATATTGGAGTTGCTATACCTGAGTTACCTACATTTGACATGGGTTCATTGATGACAGTGTTGATGGGTATGTTAGGTTTAGGTGGACTTAGAACATATGAAAAACAAAAAGGATTGACGAAATGAATATGGAGGAGTTTAAGAAAGAGATCATTGAAGATGAAGGTGTTAAGCACGAAATCTACCTTGATCACTTAGGCCTACCTACTATGGGTGTAGGTCATTTAATTACAGAATGGGATGAGGAATATGGAAAGCCTGTGGGTACTCCTGTATCAGAAGAAAGAGTTAACAACTGTCTTACTCAAGATATACACGTAACAATACAAGAATGTAAAAAACTTTATGAAGACTTTGATGTACTACCTGTAGATGCACAACACATTATAGCCAACATGATGTTTAATATGGGTAGACCAAGACTATCTAACTTTAAAAAGATGAAAGAAGCAGTCGATCAACGTGATTGGTTTGAGGCTGCATACGAAATGACTAACTCAAAGTGGTGTCAACAAGTGCCAAATAGGGCAATGCGTCTTATTCAACGTATGAAAGACATACAGACATAAACACATTGTTTGCTTATAATCATACAGCAGGGGTGCTTTACCCCCACTGTATGCCTCTTAAATCAAGAGTTTTTCTTCATATTTTCTAAATGTTGCTCGTGTCTGTACCAAGCAGCATCTTCATGTAGATTTGCCATGCCATCTTGGTAATCTTTTTCTTCTTGCTCTAACAAAACAGCATCATGAATATCTTGTGCATTTATTTTGTGGTCAATTAAATACCTAACTAGTTGCCCACGACCTGCCCTACCTTTTCTAGTAGTGCCATTTGTGAAGATGTATCCTTTCATTTCCAGTTGTTTGTATCTTGGTGTGATGCTACCCTCTCGGTATTGGGGATTACCTTTGCTTTGGTGCAGGTAATCCCATACCTCGTCGTGTGTAGCACCATTCTTGCCATGTGCTTTGATGGCATTGAGTACGATACGTTCTAGTCTGTTAGTGTCCATGCTTTGTGCAGCCTCATGTGAGGTTCTTGGATCTGTGTTTCTTGCTTTTCCTATCATGTTACCCTCCTAAAATGGTATCTCGACATCATCATCTATATGAATGTCTGTTGTTTGATCGTTACTAAATCCATCTGTACGTGGTGTTGAGTCACCAACACGACAAGATAAGAACTTGGTTGCACCATCTTTTGATACAGTTTTCCAAGCAGCTATCCTACGTTTCTGTTCACCATTGAATTGCACTGGCCCAGAAAAGTCAGGTGCTTTCTCATTTGTCTTTTCATTCTCGTACATAGTACCTACTTTTTGGTAGACATCTCTAGCAATCTTGCCATCAGGCAATGAAGACTTAATGATTACTACTCTGTACTCATTACGATTGCTATCCATCTTTCCTTGCACAAGCAGACTTTCATCTGCTCGTGGTTTGAATAGGCTACCTCTGTCTGTGTTATCATAATCCATCGTCATATTCTCCTTGTGATGATTTGCTGTTTCCAGTTTGTATTGAAGGCTTGCTTGCCAAGTTACCATCGTCATCTTCAGATGGTAATCCGTACACACTCTGCAAAGTGTATCTCTTATAGTATGTTATCGCTGCTCCCAGTTTTTGTGGGTTCTGTAGTGAGGCAGGTTGCAGTATGATTGGACACTCAGATACGTATGTATTGTCATCATTGATTTGATGTACAGTAGTACGTACAAGTGGTATTGGTGTACTCTCAAGATCACTTTTTATATATGCAATCTCTTGTGTAAAGTATAAACCAAACTGATTACCTTGATTTACTGCTTCGATTACAGCCTCCAAAGTAGCATAGTTACTTTTGAAATGTGGGTTCTTACCATCTTTTCTTGCACTGATGGATAGTTTTTGAAACTCAAGCATAGCAGTCTTTAAGTTATATACTTTACTTGAGTCTGCTTTCTTGATATTAGTTTTATTATCTGTCATGTCGACCTCCAGATGTTATAGATAATAAAGGGTAAGTATTGATCGGCTTACCCTTTCTTTGTTACACGTACCGATCCACGTTTGTCTCTCTTTACTGATATCAGGTCGTTGTATACCTCCCTTTCATTAGGCCTGATCTCTTCTCTCAAGGCTTTCTTTGCAGCCTCAAATGTTTTAGCAGCATCTTCATGTTGCAAATACTGCTGTGTATATTCTGTAAAGCTATTGCTTTGTGATGCATCTCGTGCAGTCATCTTGTTAATAGGCACACCATCAATAGATACTACATTGTTACGTAGATCTTGTGTGTTGTAATCCAAATCATCAGGTTCTGTATTGTGAACTATGTGTTCCCAAAACAATTTGATTTGTTCTTTCATACCATCTAAGTATTCTTCTGATGGGTATACCTCTACTGCTTTCCATTGATTACCAAATATAACAGAAAATATTATCTTGTTTAGTTTGGCAATCCATATGTAGAATTGTAGTTGTGGCATATAGTACTCAAGCATCTTATCCATAGTATTGTATGAGTATGTATGCTTGCACTCGATACCAATGTACTCAATCTCATCTTCAGAGTTAGTACCTGAGAAACCATCAAGTGTACCTGTAAGTTTAATCAAGCCATATTGTAATTGTCGTTTGGCTTGCTTGTTAAACTTCAGCATATAATTATCTTCAGCCCATTTGATATTGAAATCTTCTGTGACTAATCCAAGTTGCACATTGAATTGGAAAGACAGATCAGGTCTGCCTTGCAAACCTTTCTTGATTCTCCATAACTTATTCCAGTTTCCATTCATAATATCAATCATGTCTGAGCCACGAATAAAGTCTTCAATGTGTGGTGATTGGGTAGGGTTGATTGTGCTAACTTCCATATTGACCTCCACGTTCTTAAGTTAGTTGCTATCAGCCTAATCTATTTTACCAAATAAATCAAGCACTTAAATAATTATTATGATCGTTTTTATCTGAGTAAGTTTCTATTTTACTGAGTATATTATCTACTAATTGGACACGTCTTATGTAAGATTTGTCTGTGTATTTAATGAACTCAGCTAATGATGGAAAGAATGTACTGGTTCTACATACCTCATCACACGCAGCCTTAAGTATGTCAGCAGGAATATGCGACAGTTTGTTAGCATACACTCTGCACTTCAAAGCCAAGTCTGCTTCTGTTAGTCTTGCTTGTGCAGTAGTACAAACCAAGACTTCCATGATCCAGTTCTCGATAGTTGATTGATCGGCACAAACCATTAGCTTCTTCATCAAGTTAATAGTTTTTTTGTGTTGTTCTTTTTGTTCTTCGATAGTGCCACTGAATATGTTACCACGTGGTAGTATCCATCTTTTGAAATCATATTCTGCTGTAACTGATTCACTTATTACGCAGTTCAGCATGGACTCTAGCAAAGAAACTGTTAGTGTTGTAGCTCTGCTTGGTGTTATTTCTTTTTGCTGCGTTAGAACTAAGTCTGCGAGTCTTTGATCTTGCACACCATTTCTTATATTCATTATCCCAGTCTTCTCGTCTGACTTGATTTCTGATATTGAAGTATTTAAAGTATTTAGTCTCTTCATTGTGATCTACCTCCAGTAGTTGTTGTTTAATTTCTGAGCTTGGTTGCCAATCTTCAGTTAAGTATTTCATTTCAATAACTCTTTAAAAAGTTTATCAGGAATTATAGCCACCCATTTTGGGTCACCATTCTTACGTTTGTATATAGCAAAATCTCTATTCTCTAACACCTTGAAAACATTAGGGAATCCATCAACAGATCTATACTTAATCTCAACAACATATTCTTTGCCATTGATTACTAGCTTGATGTCACCAGTATGCTCACCACCAAGACTCCCTGATAGTGGTACTTTTTTTACAGGTAACTTCCATGATGTGAATAGTTTTACAAACCAATTCTCATGATAGTTACCTTTGATTTTACTTTTGCTAGGCATTGATTATCCTA